TCAAAACGACCAGCCCCGCCGCACTGGCTCAGTGTCGGCATTCAGATCCGCCAAACGCTCACGCGCCTCGAAGCGCCTGCCCCGGTAGATCGCCACACCGTCCAGAATCGGGACCGTCGAAATCGTCGAGTAATCCTCGTCCCACTCCACAATCCCAATCCCCTGCTGCCACTGCTGGCCATGCTTGTGGCCTGGCACCACGTAATCGACCCGGCACAAACAACCCGGCGAAACCGCCTGAATATGCCGCGCATGGCCACGCACGTTAAGCGTGCGGCTGGCCTGCTCGATGCGATGAATGTGCCCCTGCACCACAGACTCCAGCGACCCGGCCGCCAGCGCTGCCACGGTCGAACCTGGTGCATTTCGCGCGATATCCCCGTGGATGATCCGCACTGGACCCTGCCAGGTTTCGTTGTTCGGATACCCGGCATGATACTCAATCCCCAGCTCAGCCAGCCCCAACAGTGACGGCACGCTCATCGATGGCAGCTCAACCGTATCAGTCGCCTTTTGCAGGTTATGCACAGCCAGCGCATGGTTGATCAGCATCAACGGCAGTCTTAGATCGTGGTTGCCCTCGACCGCATCATGTTCTGCCCCTGGCAGCGCCTTTGCAAACTGCTGAAGCCACCAGTGCCCCTCGTAGATGGCAGGCTGGGTCGTAAAATAAAAACCGGGCTCCCTGACGAATTTATCGGACATCTCAGTGCAGTCCAATAAATCACCGATCCAGGTTACCCGGTCGAAGCGCTCATACTGCGCGATTTGCAGCGCCACATCCAGCGCGCGCCGATCGTGGAACGGGTCCAGCGCCCCGCTCATCACATTGCGCCGAAAGCCCCACTGTGTATCGGTCAAGATCAACCCGCGCCCGCTGGCTGGCATTGGGTCTTTGGTCAGCTTTGGCAGTCGGCCGTATACCCGCGCCGGTTGGATATCCAGCCGCGCCGCTTCGATCACCCTGGGCAGCAGCTTCACAGACACATAAAAAGCCGGCACAATGACCGGCTCTCCTGTCACCTGGTGCTTGATGACCACATCCCACTTGCGCACGCTCGAAGACTCAATGATGTACTTCGTCAGGTTGATCTTGCAGGCCCGCACCAGGTCATCAATCGACGTGATCCGGCCGCCGTAGCTTTCGAGACGCAGGCCGTCATCCACCTGCTCGACCGTCACCTGCTCCTGATCAACTGCGCCTGGCAGCTCTGGCACATCCAGCGGCTGCTGGCTGGCCGCGTTTCCTGATTCTTTTTGCGCCCGAAACAACCGTGATTGATATTTCGACCACGGCAGGCTGATCTCGTCAGCGTGCTGCGCCTGGGTCAGGCCGCGCGCCTCCGCTTTCAACCATGATGCCAGCAGATCAGCCCCCGTCAATCCCCCGCCGCGCTTGCGTCTTATCATCAACACCGCCCCATGCTATCTGTAATTTTACCGATACTCACGATCGCTCCATCTGGCACAGGCTCAAACTGCTCTGCGTTGGCCATAAAACCCGCGTGCCTGGCGTTTGCTGGCCAGCCATCCGGGCAAAACGTGATCATCCCTGGCACAATGCGATCCACAACCGCACCCGTCACCAGTGGCACGCAATTCAGATGATAAAAGCGCCCGTCCCCGAGGCTGGCAGCCTGGAACCCATGCGGGCTGGTCCTGAACGCCAGGCGCTCACTCATCCAGCACTCTCACACGTATGAGACATTCGCGCCCGGGCTTCGGCTTCAAGCCACCGGCCCGATCGCCGCTCCAGGTAGGCCAGCGCCACACCGCCAATGGCGAACAGGATGACAAGCGGGAAGTTCAAAGCTAAACGTATTTTGATCATGATATTTTCATTTTGTTGTTTCGCTCGGGCAGTAAAAGTTTTTTTTATTCGGATGGTAAAACATTCCTCTTACACACTCATTATGTCGTCTGCAACCGGCCCAGCAACCTCGGCATAGCCTGCGCTCGTGAGGTGTACACCGTCTTGAAAAAATGTCATATTCGCCGGGTTTTGCAGGTTTGGCAAAATTGATATGTCACGCACTTTATCAATGCTTGCGTGCCCAGCGTTGATGAGCGAATTTAGCGCCAATCTTTGTACTTCTTCGGCTGGTGATAGCAGCGCGTGTGCCATTGGGTGAAGTGTCAAAACAACGGTTTTGAAACCGGCAGCTTTCCGCCCAGCACACGACGAAACAATGCTGGCAAACGTGTCGGCAGCCGATACTCCGTTCAAGATGTCGTTTGTCCCAGCCCACAAAACAAAGACATTTTTACCGTAGCTTGATTTGTAAAGAGCATCAGCCGCCGCGCCCTGTGTCGCTATCTGGGCGGCGGTATGCCCGCTGGTTGATATGTTCCACCAATCGGGATAGGCAGTTAGCAGATCAACACACTGGTTTGGATAGGGTGTTTGCGGTGCTGGCTGTAGACCGTCCGTCAGGCTGTCGCCTTCAAAAACAACGCCATAAATTAGGGCGTTCATGGCGTTAGATGTTGCCAGCGCTTCGGCTGCACTCAGTGTCGTTTCCCACATTGCACCAGCACGAAAGATAGAGCCAGAGTTCATAAAAAACAACGGATTTGCGCCGCCCTTAACACAAAGTAAATAGTTTTCTGTTTCCGTGATTGTTTTATCGGCAATGGTTATGCCTTGATCGACGCCGTCCAGATAAACCTTATTACCAGACATGATGATAGTTTTATTGACTGTGCCGGAAAGGGCTTTGGTCGCCTGCCCTCGGTTGAATCCGTATAGCGTTCCAGCGCTCAGATAGATTGAGTACCCGTCACTTGCAAGTTGCAAAGATGAACCTAACGGGAATCCGCCAGTAAAACCGCTAACCATTACGGCCATCGTTCTATTTTGGCTTCCGGGCGCGGTGTATCCCGTGCGCAGGTACTGGGTTATTCCGTTAGTCATCCAGCCTTTAGGCGCTGTCCAGCTCGGAGCAACGCCAGCAAAAGCATCATATGTGCCTGGGTTAACTAGGTTGGCATAGCTCGCGGCCTGACTTGCCGCCAACATTGGTTGATACACTATGACCGGATCAGCTGATGCCAGTCGGTACCAAAAAACATTTGATTGCCTACTTCCAGATAACAAAGAAATAAGCTTTTGCCTATTCATACCCACCACCTTGGAACGACAAATGTTTTATTTTACCTGCCATCATGATGGCACCCTCAAGCTTCCAACCGCTACCCAGGTATCGGTCGCAATTTTCAACAGTCCAGCCATTGCATACCGCGCATTCAGGATAAGCTGGTTTTCGCTTTTTATTGTCACCCCGTCAGCTGCTGAAATACTTACAGCACTCACCGTATCTGCCAGGATCGCGATTATCGTACCGATTGGGAAGGCGACCGTCGCATTCAGCGGGACAGTGATAACTGCCGCCGCTGTGACTTGTTGCGTTGTGTCGCCATCGCTCAAAGCCAGGGTGTAATTTCCCGCGGCGCGTTGAACGGTAGGGAAATCAGCCAGATCATCCAGCTCATCTTGCAAGCCAGTGATCGTCGATATCGCCTGCGTATGCGCTTCAGGAGCAAACGTGGCCGGCTTATTGACAACATCATCCCAGTCTGGATTTGCTCCTTCGTTTACATTGATGGTCACATTATCGGTCATGGGTCACATCCTCTCTGATCGTCCAACTTCCACCAGCGTAGGTTTTCTTCCTGCCGCTGGCCAGTGTAATTTCAATATCGTGGCTGTAAACATTTCCAGGGATATCGATGATCTGCTCATCAACCCTGAATTTACCAGCAGCTGCGTCCGTAACGGTGATTGAGCCTTCGCCCGTGCCAGGGTTGTTTTTGAGCCGATAATACAGTTCGCCATTTTTGCGCAGATCGATGCGCACGGTGGCGCCGGTCAAATTCAGCGCCACGCTGTTCACCAGCACCTCGAAAATTATGGCGTCGAAAGTGTCGCCTCGTAAATGGTCGGGGAAGTTATAAGTTTCCATCTTGTGCTCCTATGCCCAGGTAATGCTGCCCTTGATTTCCAGCCGGTCCGCAGTTGCCCAGGTGAAAGGAACTGAGCTGGTGGTGTCTGATAGTGATGCGTAGGTTGACGCGGTAAAAACCGCATGGATCCCAAGCGTGGTGGATGATGCTATTTTCACAACGCCTTGATACCTCGTGCCGCTGTCAAACATCAGGCACTGCCCAACCGGAACCGTGTAACCCGCGCCAGCAGCCAGCGTGGCCGGCGCAACAAATGTGATCGGGCCTGAAGCAGAAACCGATGATGTTCCACCAAGCACAACATAAATTTCAAAATCGAGCGTTTTGCCAGTAAACCATTTGCGCGCCGTGATCGTGGCATCGCCAGGGGTAAAGTTCGTCCAGGAAGGCACAAAATCAAAGTAATCCGGGAACCCAACCGGGTCCAAGATCGGAGATATCGCCACATCAGTGATGGCCGCATTGGCAACTGTCACCGTGCCGCCGTCCAGGGTAAGCAGTGTTGCCGCAACGATGGTCATCACATAATACTGATATGCGCCGCCCTGCTTGAACCGCACCCGCCAGCCTTTCTTGTAGCGCGCGGTCGCATCTGTGTCCACAGTAACGGTGGTCGAACTGGCATACACCCATGTGCTGGGTATTTCGATCCAGCCTTTGTTCAGGCTTTCGAGCGCGTCATAAATAACGTTGATCTGATCGGCCTTGACCTGGGTAACGCCAGGCGTCAATCTGCTGAAAGTTTCCATCGAAGATCTCCATTACTCCGGTATCACAAGCCCAATAAAGCCCTTGGCATCGACCGTATAACCAGCAGCTGAACAATACTCACGGATCTTGACCGTTTTCGACCCGGCCGTCACGCCCGTTTTGATGCCGATCATGGGCAGGGTGTCCACATTGTTGATGTTGTAAGTGTGGCCGATCGCAAAGTTGTCCTGGTCCGTGCCGTCTATGTTGAACTTGGCATCGAAAAAGCCATAGGTGCCCGTTCCAAACATCTTGATGAATGCGATAACGATCAGCGTCGAAGTCACATCCACGGTGACGCTCACGCTGCTGTTGGGCATATCGCGCCAGGTTGCGGTTGAATAGCTGTACGATGTCGCATTGGCATGTGAAAAAGCCTTCACGCCGCCGCTGCCAAATTCCAGACCGGTCCCGGCCGAATTGACTCGCAGCACCTGGTGCGCCGTGCCTTTATTCAGCCATACGGGTATCGTCCCGTTGTGGGTCAGCAGGCTCAGCACGGTCGGCTTGGCCAGCGCCGCCACAACGTTCGCAGCAGACCAGTAAGGCATTCCACCGGCGACCGCATTGGTCCAAAAAGCGTGGATGTTGTCGATCACAGTGTTGTGCATCGAAGCCGTGTACAGATCTCCGATCGCCACGTGGCTCTGAGCGTTGTAAGTGGTCATGATTGCACTCCGTTCGCCGTGTTGATCTCCATCAGCCAATCAACAGACTGGCCCGGGAACCAATCCCGCCGCAGGCCTGGCACCAGTGGGTTGGCTTGCATGGCGGCCTGTGTCGGCTCGCCGCTCATCCCGGCTTGTACCGGGCGCAAAAGCAAAATGCGCTCGATCTCAGCCCGCTCGGCTTCACCTGGCAGCTCTACCGGCAGGGCAGCGTTGATCGCGCCGTTGCCGCACGCCATGCACCAGTGGATCGGCCTGCGCACCGCAACATAGCTGTACGCGCCACACCAGCACTGGACCATCCAGCGGCCCCCGCTGATATGAGCCTGGAGCACGGGCGCATCGGCCACTTTGCCGTTCCAGGGCTTCAACCTTGGCCCCAACAAACCGCGCCGGGCCCGCAGCGGGTGCTGAGTCAGGAAAGACTCATAATCCGGGTAGCCCATTTCTTTTGCGCGATCGTCGCCATCCAATAACTTTTCCATGCGTCCTTCTTTCTACGGACCAAACAAAGCATCCACATCCAGCTCATTCTCATCAAACCGGAAGTAATCGCCGCCGTCCGTCACCGGTGGCTCAAGTTTCATTGTTGTCAGCACAGACTGCCCGGTCGGGCTTGTCCAGCGGTCAGAATAATGCGCCACTCTCATCGACTGCGAATATCCCAGCCTGGTGAAGTCAACGCCGATATCATCGAACAAGCCAGCTGCAAACTGTAAATCCGGGTTGCTATCGATCTCGACAACGACAAAGCCCATTTCGTTGGTCAAGATCAGCTTCAGCAGATCCGCGATCGACTCGCCCACATTCAAGTTTTGCAGCCAGTCAGATGTGTACTTGAACCGCAGCCGGCCATAGTTCGCAATGCTGGTGTCATCCTGCCGGTGCAGCGTTACCGGGTTGGGAGTGGTGATCGCATCGCCGCGCACCTTCAGGCTTTGCAGATAAGCGCCCTCGCCAACCCCGCCGTTATTCGTCACAACCAGCTTGACCTTGATCCCCAGATCGGTCAGCGCCACGCTGAAATTAGCCGTCTTGTCCGTGCCGCTGCCATCCTGCGCCGTATTGGCCCCATAATCGGTTGTGGCCACCGGTGTGACAATATTGTCGGCCGGGCATTCCTCGCCGTTGTACTGAAGCGGGCAGAAATATTCTTTTTGTTCGCCAGGCGCCAGATAAGGCTTTTCATTGACCAGCTCCCAAAGCGTGCCCGTTGCTTGCACTTGCAGCGGGCGCACCGTCGCATCGATGTAATTGCAGATCACATCCCAGGGCGCAGGGTTTTGAATATTCTTGCTGACATCGGCCTCGGTCAGGTTGGCAACCACGCTGCTCGCGTGGTTGCGCGTGTAAAACGTCAGCGCCCCATCTCCCGCGCAGAACAGCGTGCCCAGATCTCCATCTGCCAGCTGGCGCAGCTCAGTCAAAGCCCGCTGGCCGCGCGTCCACCAGTAAGACAGATCATCACTGGTCCCTTCAATGTTTCGGCCCAGCGCTGCTGGCCATTCAACATCATCCAGGATCAACCCGATCGCCGCAGAGATCTTGATGGTTTGCTGCAAACCGATGTTGGTGTCTGTCTTGGCCAGCTTGATCAACGGCCCAACCATGCTGATCGTGGCCGTCTCGTTTTCGTAGTTCAGGGTGATGTTGTCGATGTAGCCGGTAAAGCGCTTGCGCTCGACGCCCAACACACCGTTCATGACCGCCACCTGGATCAGCCGCCCGCGCTGCACGTTGGGGTACAGCGGGCTGGCAGTGTTGCGCGGGTTGTAGCGATCGTCGCTGTTATCCAGCACCACCGTGCCGCGGCCTGGCTCGACGTAATAAAAGCCAGTTGCCTCGCGCTCGTCTTCATCACCGGTGATGTTCAGGTAATCAAGACGGCCGTTTTCATACTCGACATGCACGGCCCGCTGCCATTCGTTGGTGGTTGAGATTGCGCCAGTATTGGCCCAATCCACCCGGATGGCCCAAAGCAGGTTGAGATCATCGGCAGCGATCGTATCCCAGACCCCGCCGTCATCCCAGACTCCACCATCATCCCAGCGTGCCATCTATCGCCGCCTTTTCATCGTGCGCTCAATCGTCGGCGCAAAAAGGGTGGCAGCTTCCCCGGCCAGGCGCACAACCACCTCGATCTGCTCAGATCCACCACCGCCACCACCAAACCCTGAAAAAGTCTCAGCTCCGCCGCCCGGCGGGATTACGGCAAACTTTTCACCGCTGGTCAGGAAGATCGGATAACTGTCATTCGGATACCCAGCCGGCACCGTTTCCCAGCCGTCTGTGCCGCTCGCATAGGCCGCTGCCATTCCACCGCTGCCACCGCCACCGCCCGGTGCCTGGAACTGCGCCACGGTAACAATTTCAGATGGAATGCCGTTCAGCATATTGATGTACTCATTCCCCTCGGCCATCACATCCCGAAACGCCTGGATCGCCGTCTCTGAATAGATGCCCCACTCAACGCCTTTTTGCAGCAGCCACTCAGCTTCCTTGTCATCGAGCACGCCATCGGCCATCATTTTGCGCTCCATGTAGCTCAAGATGACCCGGTTGGTTGCTTTTTCCTGTTCAGTGGCGTTCTGCTGCGCTTGTAAAGAGTTTTCGTTTAGCGCATCGTCAAACTTTGCCAGCTCTGCCACGTTCCAGGTGCCATACTGGGCAATGTACTCGGCTTTTTCCTTCTCAATTTTCTTGCGCTCTTCAGCGTTTGTGCGAACCTTTTCAGCGTAAGAGTCTTCGAGCCCTTGCATGGTTTCGACGCCTTTGATGAAGTCTTTGTTGGCGTCAGACAACGCTTTCATGGTCTCGGCTAACTCTTCCAGCGATTCATCCGCAGACTTGGCGCTCTGATCCATAGCCATCATGGCATCTGGCATCCGGCGCAGTTCGCCCTGCATTTCAGATACTTCCTTCAGACTTTTATCGAGCCGAATCTCGGCAAAGCGTTTGAAAATATCAAAGCCTGTGCCGAAGAAACCGGTCAGAATGTTGAAATCCTTGCCAGTCTGTTTTGTAACGATGATCAAATCTTGGAACATACTGATCAGGCGAGACGCCACCGGGATGACATCGCTCACGGCTGTTATTTGTAGCCCTTGCCATTCGTCTTTTAAACCATCAAGCGCCAGGCGGTACTCCTCGGCCTGCTCGATACCCTTATCGGTCATGATTAAGCTGTCAGATATTCCTTCTGACATTTCACGAATGGACTTGCCACCCGCTTGCATTGCGCTCGCCAGCTTCATGCCGCTCTTGCCAAAGTTATCTACCAGGAACTGCGTTTTCTCAGCGCCGCTGCCCAGCTTGACATATTCATCGCTCAACTTGGCCAGCGTATCAATGCTCAGGCTCAGGCCTTGCTCAGAAAGTTTCTTTTGTGCAGCCATCAGATCGGCAGTCTTCACTTCAAAGTCATCCATCACCTGAATGACTCTGCTGGTTTCCTCCGCCGATTCGTTTGTGATATTTTTGAGATTTTTCACCTCGGTCGCATAATCGACCGTGGTTTGCATCGCCTGCTTGGTAAAGCCAGCCAGCGCGATCACAGCCCCACTCAGTGCGCCCAAAGCAGATACGGATGCCAAAGACCCCAGCCCCAGCTCATTCAGGGTGCCCTTTAGCTCTTTGGCCTCGCGCGCGGCTTCACGCGCCCCCTGGCCTTCTTTTGTCACCCGTAAGATGATCTGCAAAACGCTCTGTGATGCCATCAGTTAGTTTTTCCTGTAATGTTTGAACTTGCTCAACCAATCTTGTTTCTTTTTGTCGATGATCTGCTTGACTTTCATTCGATCTCGCAAGCTTGTTCCAAACAGTCGAAACGCATCCAGCCAATCATCGGGCAGTTCTTGCACATCCCAGGGCGCGATCACCGCGCCCCCGCTGGCCTGGTTGATATGCTGAGCCAGCAAAATCCGGGACAAATATGGGTTGGTTGTCTTGCCCGTTTCCGCCAGCTCATCCAGGTCAGCTTCTATTTTTTTTTTACGCCAGCCCGATACTCCAAAATCATGGTCCAGCTGCGCTTTACGATCCACGGGTACAAAACCGGGTCATTCTCACGGGTGTTATCGATCAGGGCTTTCACATCCTCAATGCTCAGCCGGGTGGCTTCCGGTCCCTGGCTCCACAACTTGCTCAACCAGCCAATGATCTGCTCACCGATCTCATCCATCTTTGCAGATAGCTCTGCCCGTTTCGCTTTATGCTCCGGGCCTTTCAGTTTACGCAGTTCTTCAAGCACACTCTCAGTCAATACAAGACAGGCTTGCATTTCGTCTTTGAGCGCCTTCGGCGGGTTGACCCACACCTGTAAAACAGCCTCGCCATACTCCGGGGCATAATCAGCCAGCGGCAGCGGCCTTACGATCTTCGGGATCTCGATTTTCATGTGCTCAGTTTCTCCCTTCCGCCACAACAGCGGAAACCTGATTTAGTAAGTGTTGCGATCGGTGGTCACCTTCACACCGATCTCTTTGGCACCGGTCGGGTCATACAAACTGGTGAACAGCACCGTGTGCAGGTTGTTGCCGCGGTCTTCCTCGGCCAGTGGCGTAACTTCATCGTAAGTGCCAGCCATGTCAACAATCAGGCTGTGCGTGGTGCCGGTCCCGATTTGCGGCCCGTTGATCGCCAGGCGCAAAAAGCTCAAAGCCTGGGTGTCGCTGTTCAGTTTGTCCCAAATCGCATCCGCGTCGGTGCCGCCTTCGATCGTCAGCGCGATCTGCCCGCCGATCAGCCCCTCGCCATGCGAGTTAAACGTTTTGGCAGCGCTGCCAGCAAACTTCGGGTAAGGCCCAAACATCAGATCGATCTCGAACCGGCGCAAAATGTTGGCCAGCTCAGTTCCACCCAACCCGGCCCAGCTCGTATCCTGGTACAGCCTGGCCAGCTTGGCATTCATCGAAGTTGTTACCGGCAGGGCAATCGAACCGGTAAAGGTGGTCGGCGTCCACTGCCTGGCGAAATACTCGGATTCGATCGCAACCGGGGCACCCTCAGCGCCCTGTGCCACCTGGCCAGAAATGCGCACACGCTGGAACATTGCATATTCGCACTCAAACGCCTGGGTGTTGTCACCCTTCTCAATCGTCAGGCAGTCCGGGGCATTCGACCCATTGAACGCCTGGCCGGGGGTGAAATCCCACAAATAATCAGCCTGCCCGGCTGTGGTTTCAGTAGCCGTCACGGCACCCTTCAGACCGCAGCCGAAGATCGGCAGCAAAGCCTGGAAGTACCCATCCGGGATGGAAAGTGACTCGTTGACCAAATACTGGTCAACCACTTTGCGCGTGCCACCCGTGCGCAGGCCGATGTCTTCAGAGATCTTGCGCGGGCGTTTGTGCTGGGTCAGCGCCGAAACCTGCCCGCCCACAAACATGCGGGTTGCAACCACCGGCGTGCCGCGCGCAGCCGGGTTTTCCTTGCCAAACTGTACCTTGCTAAAAAAACGGTCGCCCATCTTACTTCTCCTTTACGGTCTTTCCGACCGTCTTTTCAACATAGACTCCCAGGCTGATGCACTGCGTCAGCAGCTCACCGACGCCATCAGCATCGGCTTGCGCCTGGGTGATTTCATGCGCCAGGCCCGGAACACCCAGGCCATCGCCAACAAACACGTAAATGATTGCTTTTTCTTTCATCCTGTCACCACCAATCCTTGTATCGTTTCTTTCACGATCCACTTGGCCACCAGGCCCAAATGCTCCTGGCCAGCGTTGCCATATTGCAGCACGGTCATTTCAATGCTTGCGCTTGGGTCCAGGATCATATAATTCACCCGGTTTCCCAACGTAATGTTGCCGGCCGCGGCCACCATAATCCGCTTGATGTAGCGCAGCACATACGGAATGCGCCGCTTATCCAGGTCAGGTGTCAGGTTAAACTCAACCGTCCCGCGCCAAAATGCGAGTGACGGCCCGCCCTGGCTATATTCAAAATCGACATTGTCAAAGAACGTCAACGCGGTTGGGATGTCGAGCGGGATGGTTTCTGGAATATCGTCACGCTCGAACAGGCGGTAAGCTGTGACTCTGCTTCCCTTGCCATCTTCCACTTCCCAAACTTTCGTGAGTGCGTCAATCCAATCTTCGATCATCTCACCACCAGCCTGTTCACAATCTCGTTGTTGGCCTTGGCATACAGCTCGCGGATCTCATCCGCTTTATCCGTGGCGCCGTAGTACAGGTAGAAAAAGCCGCGCCAGCGTCGATTGCCATAATTGCGCCCGACTTCCATCACGATGCCCTTCATGCCCTGGCTTTTCTCGACGCCGATCGCGCCGCGGATCTGCATATTGCTCTTGTTGACGCCAAGATATTTCTTGAAGATGGCCGCAGACAGCGCACCGGTCAACCTTGGGGCATTCTTTGCGGCCTGGGTGCCTGCCACATCAACCGCATCCTGCACCGCCGCGCCCATGATCTCGGTGTAATACTGGTCAAATTGTTGCAACTTTTGCAGTTGCTTATCGATGCTGCCAGCATCCAGCACATCTCCAATTCGCTTCGAACCGCGATAAGTCGCCATCAGCTTCTCACCGTTCCCAGCCGGTAATTGGCTTTTACTTTGGCGATCGCATCCTTCGGAAACTCATACATAAAATAGCTTTCGCCGCTCTCAGGGTTGCCAGCTCGGCCGGCATATCCGCCCTGGCTTTTCTTGGCCATCAGCGTGGCAATCTGCCTGGCCAGGTAGTTCACATCCTCGGGCACAAAATAGCGCGAAATGGCCGTGGCCGCTGTATGGATGGCCGCCGTCGAACCATTGCAGGCCCGCTTGACCGCGAAAGTCCGGTACACATCCACGCCGGTGCCGTTCGGGTGAGTCACTTTCTTGGTGCGGTCAAATCCGCGCGTCACATACGCAGCATTGCCAGAAATATCCAGCACTTTCAGCTTTTCAAACCCGGCCCGCAAGACTTCACCGATCTTGACCAGCGCGCCGTTGGTCAGCGTGATCTCTTCCTGGCTGCCATCGATCGCCGCGCTCAGGGTGGTGACTGCGCTGGTCGGGCTGCCATACCCACTCACAAATTCCATTTCGCTGCCGATGCCCAGCATCATGCCGGGGCTCAGCTTCGAGCCATCCGCCACCGTCAGCGTTTCCACAGAAACACTTTGCTCGCTGGCCACGGTGACTCCCAGCGCGTTGGCCAGCTCATACAAGCCCCACACCCCAGGGATGACCACATCATTCAGATCTGTGCTCCAGGCGCCCACCAGCAGCGCATCCGGGCTTGGGTCAATCCGGCAGTAAGGGCCATTCGGCCAGGCAGGCCGGTTGCTGTGCTGCGATGCCCGCAAAATGTATTCACTCGCAGCCAGGCTGTCATCCCCGTTCGTGATGTTGCTGGTCACCCGCAGCAAGGGCGGCACAAACAGCGCCGTCTCACCGTCGCCGGTGAAGCGCAGCGTCTCGATCACAGGCAGAAACTCACCAATCTCACCCGCAATAAAGCGGCTGGCAGGCAATATGAAACGGTCGAGAAAGTTATCCGGCAGTCCAGATGCGTTCTCGGCGTCCTTCAAAATGTCATCGATGGTGCAGTAAGCCTGTATGTTCATACTTTATTTTCCTTTGGCATGTTGCGCGAGGAGGGCGCGCAACATGCCATTGGTAAGCTCCAACCGGTGGGGAGGGTCACCGGACGTGGACAGTAAGAATTACCCGATCACGATATGGAACGCGCCGCTTTTGGCGTTGCCGCCGCTGGCGATCACGATCTTCACCCGGTCATTGGCCAGGCAGATCTTGTCTTCAACCGGTTCACCGCCCGCCGCGTACAGCGATGCGACTCCGGCCTGATCGTGCGTTGGCTGGCGTGGAGCAACCACCTTGGCAGCGTTCACGTTGGTTTCAGTCCACAGACCCTGGCCGGTCGCTTCAGATGTGATCGTGAAATCCACACCATCGGCAAAATCAGTTTTGATGTAATGGATCGCCGAAACTGGACCGGTAAGAACCGGGCTGTAAGCGGTGGCTGAACCATCCGCCGCCGTGGTTACGGGTACAACGTGCCGCTCTGCGTAAGGCATGGTCAGCTCCTATCCGGCAAAGGTGATCGCGCCGCTCACGGCCAGCTTGCCGTTCGGCAGAACGACCGCCAGGTAAACGGTGTAAGCGCCAGCCTCGGTCAGGGTCACATCGATGTCGCCATCGGCTTCGCTCACAAACTGCGCAGCCTTGTTGGTAACGATCGGGATCAGCAAGCCATCGGTGCCGATCGCCCAGCCGCCGCTCGGGGCAGCCGTGGCAATCGCGTCGCCGTTGGCATCGTTCGACAGGTAGCCAAGCACCGACCCGCGCACTGCCAGGTTGGCGCCATTGGCATCCACCAGCTGAATGGCAACGTTGATCGTGTTGCCACCGGCTTCAGCGCCAACCACAAAGGTTGCCCCAGCCGGCGCGCCGATGTTATCAAACACGCCACCGCTGGCCAGCTCGATCTCGCCGCCGCTTTCAACGGTGATCTTTCCACCGCTGGCCACGATCAGCTCTTCGCCGCCTTGTTTCATGTACACCTTGGGGGTGTAAGTTACGTCCATAGCAAACTCGCTTTTCTGCCTGCCCCTGGGTGTTTATGCCAGGGGCAGGCTCAGAGATAACTACTCAGCCGGGCTGGCCACTGCGACCAGGTCAAGGATCGAAGCGTGCTCAGAAGGCGGCAGGGCTTTGCCCTTGTACAGGATGGCGATCACATTGCCAAAAGCAATGTTCTGGGTGGCGCTGGTGCGCACGGCCTGCACGTAGCGCTTGGTCGGGCGGTACACATCCACAACCAAAAGCTTATCGTTCAGATCGTCGTTGCCAGCGCTGGTGGCGGTCGCCGAAGCGCCGGTCAGGGCAGCCATACCGCCATCAGCGTTGGCATCGTCCTGCTCGGCTTTCAAGGTCGCAACCCCGCCCTGCACGCTGTCGGTGACCGGGCAGATGAACACAACACCGTCATAGCCCATCATATCGATGATGTCTGAGTTGCTGTCGGTGTTGTTGGCGTTTGCTACGGGCGCGCCAACTTCGCGAATATCAACAATTTGAGTCAACATGGCTTGGGTTCCTTTCTTACGCCAATTTCACACGAACAAAAGCTTCAGCCAAAACGGGCATGCCGTCCGATTCCAACCGGCCGATGAAACCGGTCTGGTTGGTGGCTGCATACAGCTCATTCAAGCGCTGGATGCTGAAGTCGAGAGCATCGCCCCAGTGGTAATGCTTGAAATCGCCCAAAATACCAACATAAAGCTGGGTGGTGAAAGTGCTCGGGGCATATTCACTGGTGAACAACGGCAGACCTTCGAGCATATCGGGCTGGCCCATCTGCACGCTGTTCTGCCAGATGTAGCGGCCTTCGCCGTCTTTGAGCTTCGACAGGTGCTTGACTGCGGTGCGGTGGAAGATCCACTTGGCATTCGGCCAGTAACCGGCTTTCAGCGCGTACTTGGCTTCTTTGATGCCGTCAAAGGTCAAAGCGGTTTGGGTGTTGCCAGTCGAAACATCACGGCTGGTCGGGATGCCGTCATTGCTGGCGGTAAACACGCCCAGGGGCTGGTTGGCGCCGCTGCCGGTCATGCCCGCTTTTTCGAGCGAGATACCGAACTTGTATGCCAGGCGGGCGATGATCAAGCCTTCAACATCCGGGTTCAGGCGCAGCAGCTTGTTCGAGACCTTGATGCGCTTGGCCAGCGGCTTGGGTGCAAGCTCGCGCTTGCCAAAGGTCATGGCGCTGTCTTCGTTGCCGGTGCCCAGCTCGCTGGTCCAATCGGCATCGTCAGGATCGCTGGCCAGGTAGGGCATACCCAGCGATTGCGCGGTGGCCACGGTGTTCATTGTGCCCCACTGGCGCAGGTACACAACATCGTCGATCGCCTTGATCAAGCGGTTGACGAAATTCTGCGGGGTGGTGGTAAAGCCGCCCGCAACATCGCTATCCGCTTGCAGGGCGCGCAGCTCGGGCCGCATGGCGCCGGTGCGCAGGAAGGCATCGAAGGCGCGCGTTTGCGCATCGTTCTGATCGGGTGTACGCGGGGCACCTTCAGGGCGCTCTGCAATCGTCGAACGATCTTCACCTTCGAGTTCGGCCATTTGTTCAGACCGTTTGATGCGCGCATCCAGGGCTTCAACATCAACCCAAATGGCGTTGTACTGATTGGTTTCTTCCTGGGTGAAATCGCGGTTCTCGCGTTCGGCAAGGGAATGCAATTCCCGCGCCTGGCTCACCAGGTTGGCACGTTTGGCCAAAAGTTCACGGACGTTCATGATGTTCTCCTTACTTCAAATTTGGATAAGATTTTTCTGCAAGCTCCAGCCGTCTCGCCCTGGCCCTTTGGCGCGCCTGCGCCTCGGCCTTCTGGGTGATATCTTCCGGGCTGGGCGCCTGCCCGTCCGGGTTCTGGCCTGCACTTTGCAATTCAACGACCTTCGAGCGCGCTGACGCGCTGGTGGTCGGGTATGCCGGGTAAGTCACAGGTGACACATCGTACAATTTGCGGCAGCCGTTTTTCTTCAAACGCCGAATGACCTTGTCACCCACCAAAAACCATTCATCACCATCCATATCGTCGCCGCGGTTCTTCGATTTGACCGTAAAGCCAAAGCTCGATTGGGTGACATCGCCGCGTTTGACCTTGGCATATTTCGCCATAGCCTCGGCATCGTCAACGTTGATGTGGATGCGATAGTTAAGCGCCTGGTCGGTTTGTTCCAGTTCCAGCGTTTTGTTGCCCAACCGCCCCAGCGGGATGTCATCATCGTGATTCCACAGCCCGCAGGTGTCCGGGTCATCCAGCACGCTGTCAAAAAAGCCGGGTTCGATCACTTCGGTGAAGTAACCCAGGTCAGCTTCCTGGCCAAATACCGCGCCGCTGCCCTCGATCACCGGGCCATCGTCACTTTGGGCCGCTCGCAGCTCAGAAACGGACACATATCGCCGCTCCGGTTCTTCAGGTGTCCTGTTTTTGCTCATAATGCCTCCGGGGCAGCCTCGAACAGGCTGCGGTATAGCTCATCTTGCAAAACAGCCTGTGAAGTAAGAATTTCAGGCTCCATCTCGCCAAAATCACCTATTTCGAGCCATTTTTGGGCGTCAGAATAGCGTTTTTGGCAATATTCTTCGATAAATTCATCAAAATTCAGGGTAAAACCTGCGTCAAACAGGCTTTTATCGGCATCCAAAAGCGGCTGAAGCTGGCGTTTCATGAAGCTGCCATGCTCCTGGTAAAAGGTTTCCAGCCACTCGCCAAACTTTTCGGGCTGGTCCTTGGCCAGAAATCGCCGCGCGGCCCCGCTCAAATCGTTCAATTCGCGCCGCACAACCCGCCCAATCGCATCCTGGTACAGGCCTTTTAGCGCGTTTCGGCTGCCGGGCTGGCCTTTTTGCGGCTTCTGGCTGACGCTGGTCATGTTCAAAGGCCGCATGTACTCATCGCCGCCGTCATACGGGTTCATGTTTTCTTTTTCGCGTACTTCGTTCGGGCTCATGATCCCGTTGTTGATTGCTTGCACATACATTTGGTAACGCGCCTGGCTGTCACCCTTCAAAAAATCTTCCACCAGGTGCTCAACGACAAATTCTTTGCGTTCGTCACTCAAAAAGATTTGCTGGCTGATCGTTTGCTGAATGCGGGTCAGCCACGGCCGCAGCGTGTGCGAGACGTAACCGATCTCTTGCTGTTCGATGCCGCTTCCCCAGCTGGTCGAGCGTTCCATGTCGCCGATCATGTGCGGTGGCACACGGAAGATGCGCGCGATCTCTGTCACCTGGAACTTGCGCGTTTCAAGGAACTGCGCATCTTCGGGCGGGATGCCGATCTCTTTGATGTCGAGACCTTCCTCCAGCAGCGCAACCTTCCAGCTGTTGTTGACGCCGCCATAAGCTTTCTGCCAGCTCTCGATCACGTTGCCGCGCGCCGGGTCTTTCATCCCCGCTGGCAGTTTCAGCGCCAGGCTGGGCCGGGCATCGTTGGCAAAGAACTTGCTGCCGAATTTTTCGGTCGCCACTGCCAGCCCGATCGCATTGCGCGCCAGGGTGATTCGGCTGTATCCTTGCAGGCCGTCAAAGCCAAACGCAGGCACATGCCAGATCTGATCTTGGGTGAAAGCCCGCGGACTGCCATCCGCTTTGTTGTAAAGGTACACTTTGCGCCCGTTCTTGCGCGCCACTTGCATCCGATCAGGGCGCAGCGGCCAGATCTCGACCACCTTGCCTTTCTTATCCCAGATCAACTGCCCGTAGAAGTTGCCCCACCCAAGCAGGTGGCCCATCATGATTTCACGGAAGATCATGCTGGTATGCTCGTTGTTGAAAGCATCGTGGAACAAGCTGTAATAACTGTTGTCGAAAGCTCGTTCTTTGCCGCGCTTCAACCTGCGATAGGTGATCAACGGCAGGCTCGAACTGTCTTCAGAAAGGATTGTGAACGCGGCCAGCACCGCCGTGGTGCTCAATGCAGACTCTGGCGTCACATACTCGCCAGTGTGGGTTTCGTTCCCGTAACCCTTTACCACCCACCCGGGCGGCGACTGGCTGACGTGGAAGGTATTGCGACGTTCAAAAATATTTTCAAGCATCGACGCCGCCTATCCTTGGAGCGCTCAGCCATGCAGACAAGACTCCGAGAGCCAATAACAGACTCCCGCAAACAGTCAGAGCCAGGCCCAGGCCAGCACACAGCCACAGACCGGCGAACAGCATCAGGTACCCGAAAGCAAAGAACAGATCACTGAGCTTGATCGGTGCCTTATCCTTTGCTTGCTTTTCTTTTGGTTCTTTCATGGCATCCCTGGCAAAACAAAAACGCCCGGCGCACGCTGCCAAAAATGGCTTTGTGCGCCGGGCGTCAATCTCCGGTCTGTGCCCGCGAAATTGCGGACGACTCAGTTGTCAAGCAAAATTATACGTGATTTCTTTTTTCAATACAAGTGGTATCTAAAACCTGAAACTCTAATGCTCTCTCACACGTATGAGACTTTTTCAAACGGCTCATACTTGCGCCAATAACCAAGGCTTTGGCGCTAACATCTGGGCCCGCAGCTCGATCTATCGCAACCAATAACCCGACAGGCTTTATTGCTGTTCGGCAACTGCAACCATCATGCTTTACAAGATTTCCCTTGGATGTAAAGCGGAGATCCTTGGCGCCACACTTTGAGCAAATTCCCAAACCAAACTTTGATGTATTGCCTATTTTCTTAATCTGTTCTGCTCTTTTCTTAAACAGCTCTGCTCTTTGTTTTTTATCCATGATCCGGCCTCCTGTTTTTATTATAGGCTCAACTACCCGCCAATTGTGATAATCCCGCGTGTGTTGTACACGCTGTTTTCCTGATCTTGCAGCGCCTGGTACTGCACCAACGCATCGATCAGCGCAGCCAGCAAGTCAATCCGCCGCGTGTCGTTGGCGTATTTCTTGCTTAGCTTGATATTCTCGTTGTTGTCTGCCACCTGCTTGGCATTTGCCAGACACCAGGTCAACAACGGTGACCCATCATGCACGATCTTACCCTGCGCCACCCACTCACGAAACTGCTTGGTTGGCTCCGAAAGCGTCTGCACACCCTGGCGCACCTCGTAGCAGGTATAGCCCAGGTCGGTCATCTCGTTTGCAAAGTGCGTGGCGTTGTATGGGTCATATCCCAGCTGGTACACGCTCCAACCCTTTTCGACTTCCATGTCCTGAATGTGCGCCTGCACCATGCTGTAATCGGTCACCTCGCCATCGGTGATCGTCAGCCAGCCTTGCAGCGCCCAATCTCGGTATGGCATTTTGTCGGTTTGCTCGTGCCTGATGACTCCCTGCTCAGGCATGAATCCGTGCGCAGTCACCGCCACACGTCCATCCGGCAGCGCAAACACAAACCCGTCACCGGTCAAGTCTATTTTCTTGCTCAGATCCACGCCAACCAGGCACAGCCGGTCTTTGGTCAGCTCATCAAATTCTTTGCGGCTTACAGCCAGGCTATCCCACTTCTCACGCCAGTTGGGCACCTCGCTCATGAAGCTGTCTTCGTCGCCATGTACCCAGATGTTCAAGTTCTTAACGCGGAAGGTGCGCACTTTGGCCGGGTCGTGACTGTCAAAAGCTTCATCGTGCTGCTGCTGCAACCGCTTCAGCCCGCCAGGTGTAGCCGCCCGCAGCGGGTTGGCCTTGATCCAGTTCTTCGGGTCGTGCTCATCATCGCCCCGGTCCATTTCGCGGATCATGACGAAATAGCGTTCGTTGCTGGTTTCTTCCCGCAGAATCTGTTTGCAATACTCGTATTCCCGGTAGCATGGACCCTGCACATCCATGCCCGCGGTGGTGATGATGACCATCAACGCCTGGCCGCGCTGGCCCCAGGCGCTCGATATCAGGTCATAGATCTCGCTGGTGGTGTGGGCATGGTATTCGTCGATGATGGCGCCGCTTGGGTTCAAGCCATCCTTGTTGCGGGTGTCCTTACTCAGCGCGATCATGCGCCCGCCGCGGCTTACATGACTCACCTTGCAATCGCGGATCTTCAGCTGCTTGGAAGTTTTGCGGTTGGACCGGGCCATCGACATGGCGGCCTCGTACATCAGCCGCGCCTGGCCCCGATCGACGGCCGCACAATACACCGATGGCGACATCTCACCATCGCCAACCATCAGGTAATTGGCAACGCCCGCCAGTGTGGCCGTTTTCCCGTTCTTGCGTGCCTCCTGGATGTACGCTTTCTCAAACCTGCGATAACCGGTGTCCTTATCTACCCATCCGAATATGCTGCCCAGGTCAAACTTTTGAAACGGCAGCAGCTCAATCGGCTTGCCAGCCAGCGGACCCTCAACATGGTTGCACCGCAGCGCAAACCACCGAATGATGCGATCTGCCTTATCTTCGTCAAAGATATAGGGGTATTTTGTGTCTTTTTCTGGCAGGTTTTTGAGCGTTTTTCGCACTCTTGCAGCCAGTTTTCCGAGCTGGCCAGCCCGCGCCAGATCGAACAAATGGCGCTGACATGCCATCTTTTCTGTAAGGCCCACCACCCTTTTGCGTTCGATTACTTCGAGAGCGTAAGCTGTCGTTGGGTGGATGTTAACCGTCGAAATCATCTTCATCTCCACCGCCGAGCAGCTCATCTGCCCTGCGCTTGATCAACCGTGCCCGACTCTGGGGTGTCAACCCGAGCTTGTCCGCATAGGTGGCAATAATCCGCGCCCATGATTGCAACGACTTGATGTTGTCATCTGTCTGCTCACCCTTGCTCAGATCCCGGTACTTGACCGTCGCATCACAGTAAATAGCGAGTGCATCGGTGTCCAGGTGGTCATACAGATCTATGCCGCGCGCCTGCTTGACCACCTTTCTCCAAACCTTTTCGGCATCCTCGCTCAACCAGTCAGGGCATCGCAGAGTCACTTTGCGCTCACGCTTCATGCCTTCAGCAGCCACCTGGCGCGCTTCAAGCTGGGCAGCGGTCCAATGCTTCCCGCCGCCCTTCTTGCCAACATCCATTGTGTCTACTGTGACTGCTCGTGTTCCCATGAAACGTTATCCTCCACAGACTCTCACGCACTTTCCGGCGCCGGTCTCGATTTATGTTTTCTGCCCCGTCCGAGGGTCATACCAGCTCAGGGATATGGCGCTCATCGGGGACTTTTTCACGCAAATGACCCATCGCCGCTCAACGGGACGGTTTTCTAAACTTTTTACCCGCCCCCCGCCTGCTCGCGCCGGGTGTGCCGCGCGTGGCAGGCCTTGCACAGGGCTCTCAGGGGGCTATTCTTGAACCTGTCAGGGTCGCCGCGGTGAGGCAGGGTGTGGTGCACATCAACAGACGGCACCACCTTACCCTGCTCATCACAGTCCTCGCATAACGGATGCGCTGCGAGGTAGTCGCTCGCTCGCTTGCGCCATGCTCTGTCATACAACCGATGCACAACCTTATTGCGCTGGATGGGATGGGCACTGCACCTGCCTGTTGGTGTCAGTACATGGCAACCAGGATACGTGCATGGTTTCAGCGACCTCGACGGCATCAGCCCAGCTTGGCCCGCTCAGCCGCGATCAACTGCAATACCTTGTCAATGCCATCGCGGTATCCGCGCAAATACTCACCATCACTGGCTTTGCTTGGCGAGGCTTGAACCTTGCAAAGCGCTTTGCCTGATGGCATCTTGACACAGACATAAGCATCGACATCCTGGGCATCATCGAGGCGGACCTTGGCCCACTGCTCTGGCGCTTTCAGATCCACAACGTTGATCACCTTGAACTGCGTACCGGCTGGTGCCCTTTGTATCATCCCGGCACTGCCTGTCGGTCCGCGTCGGATATTCACTTCGGGCGCCACAACTGTCAAAATCAAATCGCTCATGGGATTACATCCTTGCTAATGCCGAAAGCTATTGAGAATGGCTCTCGTAACTCTGGCGTTGACCATATAACCAACATCGACATGCAAAGCAGAGAAATCACCAGCGTCATCCAGGGATGACCAATCATCAACAGCAGTATCGAGTGATCTTCGACCCGCTTGATACGATCGTTGATCTTGCGCTGCTCTCTGTACAGCCGCGCGGTCATGGTAAACATCAGATCGTTGCGCATGTCGGCTGGCACCTGCTTTTTGCCATCCAAGATGTCACTGATCAGACTATCAAATTCAATCTTCTCGTTCTCATCCCCATACATGGATTACCTACCCTAAGTTTTCTGGAGTTTGAGCCATGTCATCAATGACCGGTAGCAGTTTATCGAACACATGTTCTTTGAGCGTGTTATAGATCAAGGTCGCTGAGGTCGTGATGGTCGCCGCGATCGGCGTTGTCTGCTGAATAAAGTCCAATAGTCCCTGCGCAAACTGGGCAGGATCACCGCCAAACGCTGGCAATGGCGGCAGGCTGATATTGGCAAAGGCAGCAGCAAGGACAGTTGACACCAGGTATAAAAAGACCGTCAGCCAACCGGCTCCGATACGCACCTTGAACGTGCGCACCAGGTAATTCAGCAGGATGACGATCAGCATTCCGGCCATGCTGACAATTGCCAGCTTTGGGTCGGTTGTGGTTACAATGCCAGCCGCAGCCAGAAAAGCTACAAATGCCGGCCAGGGAAAGGATTTTATTGCTTGCATATCTTGCTCCTCTTGTGAGTTAAAGACAAAACGCCCGGCACGCATATAGCGTACCGGGCGCTCATCTCCGATTATGGTCGCAAGCGTGCGACCTGCAAATTTACAAATCCATTTTACAACAGTTTTATGCTACAAAACAAGTCTCATACGTGTGAGAAATAACGGACTAGCTTTAGCGGCTGCCGATTTCAGCAATCCACCAACCAATGCGAATAAAAAGATTTGCGAACCAGACGCGCAGCCCATCGCCGGAGGCAGTCCGCTGTAACCGGTAATGAGCCGCGCACCATTCTTGGAATGTTGGCCTGCCCATAAGTGCATTATCACAAGAGACGACCTTGATAAGCAATTCGCGCTCTTTATCGCTCATAGCTTCGTAACGCTGTTTTGTTAGTGTTGCCATATTACTCCCTTGTTCGGCTGCGTTCTTCTCTGCACTCATCGCATAAGCCATCGTCACCTATTGGGCTATGACCCCACTTCTCGCACTCATCACAAGATTTTATATCCCAAACCAGGTGCGGAAAGTCTTGGTCAAGTTTCTCTTGACTTGTTTCTGCAAATAACCAATCACAGCCTTTCAGCAAACTTGCAGCAAAGTCGAGATAGTCATCTGTAAGATCTGCGCCTGATGTTGCGCGCCAACCAACCGTGCGGGCTTCCTGAACGTTGTGAGCGAATACCAGCAAAGCACCTTCGGACGGTGTAAGAAAACGCGAGTAAACCATGTAGGTCTTTAGCTTTTTCTTAGCCATAGGCTTGTCATGTTGCTCTTTAGATACTGGTTCGTGCATTTGAGTTCCACAGTTTTCGCACCAAAGAAGATAGCATAATTGTCCTGGTTGAAACTCGTAATGCGGGTGTATTCTTCCGCAACGCATACATTTTGCATTCATGTCGGCTCCAATCCTCGGCGTCACTTGCTTTTACCGCATAAACCACAATACCCATCAGGCGGAAATCTCATCCCGCAACCGCAGGTTTTGCCATCATCAACTTCGGCATCAGACGGCAATTCTTTGAGCAAAAACGGATCGAGCGGAGGCACGGTCGGCACATCAAACAGCACTGTCACTTTACCAAAGTCGGCCGGGAACTCAAAAGCTTGCTTCCAGCGCTTGATCCAGCCATATAACTTGTTACGGTCAGGTCGGCAAAAGCACAGAAATACAAACTGCAAATCCCAGTTGTACTCCAGCGACCCGCACAACACGCCCAACGCAAATATCATCAGCAGCGCCAGGCAAAACAAACCGGCCAGCGTCTTCATGGTTTCGAAATAACCTTTCTTGCTTTTAGAAACCTTTTCGGCCCACTCTTCAGGCGTCAAATTTAGGGCAGTATGAACACACATTCCACCTGCAATCGGAAAACCGCAAACAGAGCAATTAATCATGTCGGCTCCAAAACGTGCGGCTTTTGAACTTGACACACGTACAATGTTTGCAAAAACCACCAGCTGTTTTGTGCATAGATCGGATGTGATTGCACGTTACACAAACCTTTTCAGCGTGTTGAAAAGCAATCCCGCGCACAGGCGCAGTGTCGGCATATTTGTCGTAATCGCTTTTTACAGCATAACCCTTTCTAAGTTGGTACACTTCAAAGCGCGTTCCTAAAAGGTCAGCATACCAATCATTCGGGCTTGTTATTTCAACGATGTAAGCGTTCATTGGCTTACCTTCGGCGAAATTGCGCGGGGATTCATTTGTGCCAAACCATCTATTACCCACTGCTCATCCGGTAGGCCATTCATCAAGTTTTTTAGATGGCGCGTATCTGGATTGTCGTAAACACAATTTCGATTTGGGTGATCTTGATCGAAGCCGCAACCGCACGGGCAGCCAGAAGAACATTGGCATTTGTCTGTTTCTGAATCAATTTCGCTTTCGCAAAATGGACATATATCCATCATTTCCCTGCCTTTCTCTGGTCGGCAATAACCAAGACGATCATAAGCACAACAAACGGGATTGAATAAAATACAGCGAAGGTAATCATGTCGGCTCCAATCCAAACGTGCGGACCTTGCGCCTCGCCATCATCCGCTCCAGGGCACGCTCACTCGCGTGCCACTCCTGGCGATTGCCACAGCGAGAGCAGCGGACCGTGCCAGCGTCAAGATCTTCAACGGCGAACGGATCAGCTTCGACCAGATCAATCGGCGAGACGGTTTCACGCGATCGCCGGAACACATCCAGCCGGCTTACACGCTCAGGGGTTTCGCGGATCAGCCCAACAACAAACCCGCACCGCTTGCATAACCAGGCCTTTGAGTTTGTTGGATATGGCTCAGGCATAAGCCACCTGTGCCGTTTCCACGGAAACAACAAACGAAAACGAATACCCATAATGCCGCGCGCGGTCCATACAGCGCGATGCCTGCGCCGGTCGGCCTTGTTGCTCGTAACGCTGCGCCAGGTCGGCCCATTCGCGGCCGTCTGTGCATTCCAATTCAGCCTGGCGCCGGTCGGCATCCAGGGCAAGCATGTCGGCCTCACACGTGTGAGCATATTGCAAAACACCCATTCCAGCATCCATCATGCACCTCCCAGCAACGGACGCATGTCAGCGTCCAGGTTTGCAATAACCCTGTTCTCCTGAAAACGAGAAACAACCCAGGGCAAGCCGATCGCATCCACATTGCCATTCCAGGCTGCGACGGTTACAAGTTCGTTCGCTCGACGATAACGCTCATCAAAAAACAGCGTCTGGATCTCTCTGGCATATTCTGTGGTGCGGACCTTGTCACACTCATCAACCATGACCACCGGCAGCCGAGACCACTCAGCAATCCGTCCTGTGTCGCTGTCACCAGCTTTCAAGCTGTCGAAGGCATCGCGCGCATATTGCATCAAAGCCGCCAAAGTTGTGTACCTGGCCTCGATGCCAATCCTAATAAACTCAGCGGTCAGTGCCTTCAAAAATGTGCTTTTGCCGTTGCCATAACCACCATGCACAGCCAGCATGCCCGATTTATCAGCCAGCAGCTTATGACCAGCAGCCACCATCGCAGCGGCACCAGGTCGGCCAGCAGTCTCAATGTCGGCCAGCTTCAGGCCTCGCTCATTCGGATACAAGCCCGCGCGCTGGGTGATGCCATCCTGGTTGCACTTTGGGCACGGATTCAGCCGCCCGAAAAGGTGATGACCAAACGGCACGTCATAACGCACAAAGCGCACATCTTCGCAATACTCACACCGGAACGTTCGCGGCTTGCTGCTTACGGGCAAGAACTCGCGCTGCGGCCGCCCGGTCATCGTCGTTGGCTTGGGTAGTGGGTTGACTTGGCTGATGCTTTTCATGGCTCATTCGTCCTTTCGTCGGCTGGTTATTATTCGGCTTTGGGCTGTCAAAGCCATGCAGCTGGATGCGCTTCAAAACCGCACTGACATACTTCACGTTGCGGGCGTTGTTGGTCACCGCTTCCCGCATGGCATACTCAATCCATTCCAGCGGATAAGTTTTCTCAAAGTCCCGCAGCTCATCAGCGATCATCGGTGTCAGCGCGCCAAAGTTCTGTTCGTAAACTCGGAAGATATTTGGTTTTGGTGGTGCTGGATCTTCCGGTTCTGGCAAAGGTTCATTTTCGATTTTTGGCGCGTCACCAGTAGTAGCAGTAGAATCTTTAACTACTACTATCGTTTCGGGTGCATTTCCTTCGGGTGCATTTCCTTCGGGTGCATTTTCTGACATTGGTGGGGGTGCAATTTCTTCGGGTGCATTTACTGACATGGGTAGGGGTGCAATTTTTGCACCCCCATCTGCTCTGACCACCGGGATGCGCCAGCGGTTGGTTCCATTCGGCCCAAAACCGCACGAAACCAGAAAACCAAGCTTCTCCAGGGTGCGTGTTGACATCTGGACGGCGCGCTCTGCATACCCGGTTTTCTCAGAGACAAGATCCACGCTCGGAAAGATATTTCCGCCGTTCTGGTCTGAATGGTCGGCGTAGGCCAGCAGGATGTACTTCTCAGCCCGCCCAAACTCACCATTCAATGGCAATTCCCAAACAAGACCCATCACAAGACCGCTCATGCTTGCTCCCTTTTCTCAGCGTCAATCGCTGCTTTGTACCGGCTGGCCGTGGTCGGCGAAGAGACGGGGCAGCCAGCAGACTCCAACCATGCCCGCCCCGATGCCTTCGGGTTGCTCTCGAAAAACACTCGCGCAGCTTCCAAAATGGACGGATTTAGCGCAGTAGTTGGACGTTCACTGGACGTGTCCACCTGTCCACTGGACGCTTGGCTTTGTCCACTGGACAGATTGGACGCCTTAGCCAGCCTGATCTCGCTATTTCTCAGTTTGCGCTCGGCATCCATGCGCCTGATCTCAGCATCCAGCTCCGTTACTTTGATTTGTGCACTCGACAAAGCCGCTGATATTTCGTGGGCCTTCATCTGGTCAAGTGTCTTCATCCCTTCCCAAAGCGCAACAACGAAATAAGCCAGGAGAGTGATGGCCACCGTGGTGATCATCGGCTTGCTGTCCTCACTCGAATAAATACCCCAGGCCACAAAAGACGCATACGCCACCACTGCCGCCATTGCCAGGCCCATGATCGACCAGCTTTTGTGAACGAATGCCCGTGATACCAGGATGGCCGAAAGGCCGCCGGTAGACTCGATGCCAACCATGCCGATGAATGCAGCGATCGCAGCCAGCCACCAGTATTCAGCGCCGATAACGCTCAAAATGGAATGATAAACATTCACACCCAGCACAACCGCCGAAGGCACCGGCGCAGCGTATGGCGCAACATAACCGTAAAGCGTTGTGATGCTCATCTCTTTCATGATTCACTCTCCATAATGTCGGTTGTTGGGGTTGTTGAGCCGGTTGTTGGGGCTGTTAGGTAGTTGTTGGTGGTTGTTGGGGTTGTTGGGCTGTTGACCAAATCACGCAGATCCTGTGTAATATAGGTTGCGTTTGCTCGCTGAGCATCTTTTTCAGCCCAACCACGGGCTGCCCACTTATCCATAATGCGATTGGCTTCACCTTGCGACATGCCCCATTCGGTCAGCACGCCTCGGCTGATCTTGCCTTCAGTTTCGCGCATGGCACGCTGCGCCAACTCTCGATCAGCGTCCGTAAGCGCTGGTGCAGGTTTCCCTGAGACAAGCATCTGGATAATGCGCTCATCATCTAATCGGTAAAACTGAGTCTTTGAAAAGCGACCATCCATAAAAACAACCGCCCGCCCCGGGTGCTTAACCTTCATCATCGCCTTGCCCCACTTCGGGTTATTCAGCACCACGCTGCCGCTGGTGTTGTCGGCAACATGCAGGCTAACGCGTGTGTGAAAGTTTGCAGAGATCCCGCGCGGAACGCCCTTATCACGCCAGTTATGCCCGGCCAAAACAAAGTGGATGCCAAACTTGCGCGGCTGCCGGCTCAGATCTTCAACGCGCTTTTCAATCTTATCGTTGGCCAAAAAGGTATTGGCCTCATCAACCAGGAAGAAAATACGCGGCAAACGATCTGCAATATCAACCATCGCGTTATAAGCATCAATGCTGGTCGCAGGCAATCCACTGTTGACGCGCACAGCCCTGAACAGCGCCGCCCTGCGTTCCATCTCGCGATCAAGCTCATCCAAAATGCTCATCACGCCATCAGCCTTATCAGCCACCGGCGCAAGCTGAATCCCGTTCCAGCTCTCATCAAAGGTCAGCGCGCGCGGGTCGGCTGTGTAGAACTGCCAGCCATTCAGCCAGGCCGCATAAGCGAACAGGTGCAGCAGTGTGCTTTTGCCGCTGCCCTGCTCGCCGCCGATCAATACATTCATCAGCTTCGATGCCCTGGGGTGCAAATCGCCATACAGGGTTTTGCCCAACGGAACAATGCCAGGCTCAAAACTATCATCCGGGTAAGCAATCTCTTTTGCCAGCTTGGGCCGCTCAGACATCAAAACCCCATACCGCAGCCCGGTATGATTACTGAGCAGAACCGGCTTGCCACCCAGGGCCGTGCTGATCTGGTGTAATGTTTGAGCCCTGGTATAAGTGCCGATCTGCCCACCCAGCGCAACCGGGTTGAGAATAGCGATCAACCAAACGCGCTCGCCGTTCGCATCAAGGTAAAACTGCGAAGGTGCTTGCAGGTGTAAATCGTTGGCCATCACTGCGCACATCGTTTCCGCGGCAGTAACAGCGGCAGAGTAATAGTCGCTCATTCGTCCTCCTCGGTCAGCTTTGCATCAAGCTCATGCCGGATACCATCAAGTTGTCCCGGCTGCACCACTTGGATGTTGACGCTGCCAGCCTGTTGCGGACCGGTCAGGCCACCCGCCAGCGATAAGCCCTGCCTGTTGTAGCCAGGCGGTAAACTGCGCACCGCTTCGATAATCTGTGCGCCGTGGGTGGTTTCTTTCTGGAAGTTCTCATTCACCAGCATCGGCATTGACCCGCCCTGGTTGGATATCGCCAACATCGGCGATGCCATCAAGCTCGGGCTGACCAAGATCTTTTGCCCGCCCTGGTTGATCACCACCATTTGCGGCCGCCCGTTGCTGTCAGTTGGGATGACCCCCACCTGGCTTTTCTTCCAGATCACAAACGCTGCAATCACGATCACAACAACCGCAAACACCCAACCACCCCAGGCCGAAACCCACATGGTGGCCGTACTCTTTTGCAGCTCGATCTCAGTCTGGCGCGCCTGGGCAAACATGGCGGTCGATTTGGCCGCCACGATCGGAGCCTGTTGGGTTTGCTCCACTGCCGTGGCAGTACCCGCCGCCTGGACCGTCGCTGTCGTGCCCAGCACCATTGCCTGCGCTGCTGTGGCATTGGCCTGTGCTGTGGCCGTGTCGGCTGCCTGAGCCGCCATCACCGTCACCTGCCAGACCTGCTGTGTTGCTTCAGCGCTTCGCTCGGTGGCAATCGCGTTATCGCTGCGCACCTGCTGGGTGGCCGTGGCGTCAATCACTTGCTGGGTCGCTGTCATCCGCGCGCCGGCTTCAATGCGTTCGTTTTCGATGCTCTGCTGGGTCAGGCGCAGGTACATATCCTGGCGGATGAGCTCAACACTCGCATCCACAACCCCAACCACCGGCGTGGTGGTCGGCTGGGTAACATCCAGCGGCACACACCCGGCCAAGAAAACAATCACTAACAGGCTAAATCCGTAAAATCGGCTCATGCTCATCCTCCTGGACCATGCGCGCCGGCTGATTGCCAGCGCTGCGCATTTGCATCATCATCATGGTTCGCATCAGTTCAGTCTCGCTCGGAGCGCGAGGTTGTTTCTCTGCCGGTTGCTTGCGTTGCCATTGCGCGTTTGGCCCACTCTGCCAACTGCCCCCACTGCGCACCCATTGACGCCGCGCCCAAACGACCAGCGCTGTCACGATCGCTGTCACGAACGAACCAACGATGGCGCCAACCACCACCTTGATCAGCCACTCGGCACCGGCCACAACCGGCTGCGCTGCTTGACCCAACAGCACCTGGTTGGATGCGATATCAACCTGCATGCCCTGCCAGGATGACCAGCCCACGATCAAAACCAGCAAGATCGCCAAAATCGCCAACGGAAACTCCATCCCTGTTTTCACTTTTTCCTCCTCGCCTTGATGATTGCCTTGCCCATCTCCCAAAAGTAAACCGACAGCAAGAACAAGACCATGCTTGCCAGAAACAAAGCGGCTATTTCTCCGGCCATGACTTCACCCTCTCTTGCCATGTATGCGCAGCGCTGATCATCCCGATCAAGCTCACTGCCATAAAAGCGCCTTCCAGATATCGCCCGTGCCAGGCAACCAAGAGAATGGCCACCAATGCCCACAACGCTGGCACACCGTAGATCAACAACTTCAAACCCGGTCCATTTTTCATGATTGCTTTTCCTCCTTCGATTTCTTCCAGCAAATCCATAGGTACATGAATCCGTCATCCCGCTCGAATAACCACCAATAGACATCTGCGCCTTTGGCTTCCTGCGCTGCGAGATCAAGAAAGCCGCTCACATCGGGCCACACCCCCTTGCTGGCGATCACCTTTCTGCGCAGCCCATACGGGCTGACATCATCCAGCAGCAGGCGGTCTGTCCCGCCGTATGTACAAAGCGGGTTGTTAGTGGGCCGAATTACAGATGCCATCTACATCAACCGGGCCTGTTCAACCCGCTCATAACTCGGCACCGATTCGGGCAGGCTGTAAAACTTGGCAGCATGTTTGATCAGATCGTTGATCTTGTCTCTGCGGCTGATCAAGTCGGCCAGCATCCGCTCGCGTGCTTCACGCGATGTATCCAGGCGATAACCAGCCTGTCCGCTGCTCGAAACGATCGGCACCATCCGGCTGCGCAGGCTCTCGATCGCCTTGCGCACCTTGCGGTCCGTGCTGCTGTTGTTCAAGAGTGACCCGGCCTTGACCGTGCCGCCAAATACGATGGCCACCAGCTGCTCGCGCTTCAGCCCCTTCGGGTTGCGCTTCAGGGCGTCAAATACTTTGCGCTCGATCTCTGGCAGCTCTTCGGCCAGCTCGTTCAAAATATCCTCATACGTGTGAGACATGGATGACTCCTTTCACTGACACTTGATAAAAATCCGCAGGGCGGGATCGAACCGCCGCCGATGTTCTGGCTAATCCATTACTGCGGTATTGAACCCGGCCTTATAGGCTGGCCGTTTGGCCGGGTTCCTTTGCTTTCGGAGTGGGCTGTTCACCACTGATGGGCTGCATTGCCATGCGTAAAACCCAGCGCATGGCGCGTTCATACTTCTTCCGACCGGCATTCACTTTCACGGTGCCAGCGCCAGCCACGTAACCCCAGAAACCACACCTGGAGTGCTTGTTCTTTACCCGTGCCCGTTCAGCGCGCCCTGGTCGTCGTGCCGATTTACGTCTTTCGCTCGGCTTGCCCATGTTTGGTTCAACCTCCTACTCATCAAATTCTTTGTCAGAGATATTCAAACTCGATCCGCGTGACTTCGGCAGATGAAGCAACACCCATTTCACGCATGAACATATCGATAAACCACTCAACGCTTTTGCCTTCAAAGCCTTCGCATTTCACATCGTCGGCAGTGATGTTGTAAAGCCTTTCACGTCGAACATTTACAACGCGGATTTCTGCCAGGCGCTCAATCTTTTCGCCTTTTTTCAGGCCCATGCACTTTACACAGGCGTTCAAAACTTGACCCGCTTTCAAGTGCTCCCATCCCAATCGACGGGTTACTGTCTTTTCCCGCTTTCTGACCTGCTCAGTGGTGAGCATGAATGACATATTTCGAGCCATAAGACTCCTTGTGAACAACTACCGCACGATCTCATTTTTGGAAATCTCCGGCTCATCCACACCGATCCACAAATGCCCAGGCGTTACCGTGCGCCACGGTCTGACGGTGATCAGCCCGGCCTTATGCTCAGATTCGGCCAGCATCGTCGGCGAAACCATGCAGCAATCGGGCGCCGCCCCGTATTTCTTTTTGAAGTAATCCGCCGCCTGGCTGATCTTCTCATCCAGGCCTTTCTTTGGGTCGTTATCGAACCACAACATGCCCACGTTCATGTGCTCACCTCATGGGCTAGGCCGTTTTGCAAGCCAAGTTTCGCGCCTGCCATAAAGCGCCGTTCGCTCTCGTGCATAGCTGCATCCGCCTGCAAACGGTGTTCGATGGCATCTAGCATGGCGAGTTCGTTTTTGCCGGATAAACATCCACGATGCAAAAACACGTTATAGGGTTTGTCGCCATATTCGGCCATTCCGTAGAGTCGGATTGTTTCGCCATTTATGCCTTTCCCGCATGTATCACAACGGCGAAATCGCCGGGGCTTTTTGATAATTCGCAAAGATAGAGTTGGCATGACGCTGCTCCTATTCCACCGGCTCCATGCCCTGCCCGGGCCCGGACCGTGTAATGCGCTGCTTGCCTGCCCGTGGGTGATGCAAGATCGTTCCTTCGGCAAACTCGCCGCGCGCCATCTTCGCGTTGCGCTCGGTGATCGTCAGCTGCTCGACCACATTCTCGTCGGCATCCAGCACGCGCCAGGCCTTGATCTCTTTCGGCTCTTTGGATGCTGGCAAAACTGGATCGGGCGCCGTCACCCAGCTGCCAGAGCCGTGGTACTTCTCTCCAATCGGCTCAGCCGGCTCTTCCACCTTGGCGTGCGTCAAACCCAGCAGGCGTTCGAGCGCATACATCGCCAGCGGGTCTGGCGCCTCGACCACCCACTCTGCCCGCAGCACAAACTTTGGACCGCCAATCTCCTCGACCTGGTTCAGCAGCGTATCCAAATCATCGAGCGTCATCCGCTCACCGTCAATTCTTAGTTGGTTGTTCATGCTTTCTCTCCCATTCACTGATTCGCCCTGACAGCAAAAAGGGCGAGAAAAAAACCAGCGCGCCAAACGCAACGCCGATGATGCAAACCAGAGCAGCAAAAATATCCATAAAATGCTCCTGAATAATTGCACCCAGCCGGGCCTGGGTTAGGTATGGGACGTGCGGGGCAGAAAATAGCCTGCCCCTGGCTGTGGCGACCGGCTTCCGGCGGTCGTAACGCGGTTCTAAGATCTGCACCTCCTGCGTGAGATATGGGTCGCCGTCCGCTTCTCTTCGGTCCCTGTAGACTGATGGTGGTCGGCACGGCTGATAACGGGGATCACCCCGGTTATTTCAAGTGGCGGGAGAGAGACTCGAACTCTCGACCTGTGGGTTATGAGCCCACCGCGCTGCCAACTGCGCCATCCCGCTATGCGCCGGTTACTCCTTTGCTCCGGCATTCCCTTTGTGCTATACACTGGCCCGCTTTACATCACGGGTGGGTAGGTTTCTTGGTTGTCGTGGTTACCCGTGCCGCTCGGCTCGCTTGCGCTTATCTCATTAGCCGATAGTTTCTCCCTGTTTCGTAGAAGCCTCGCGCTTCTCACTTGGAAAGACACGGCACGGGGTAACGGATGGGTCATGCTCACAGCCCCATGACGTAGGCAACCAATAAATAAACGACCAGTTTCCTGCCATCCGTAAAAAGCGCCACCAGACTCGAACCGGCCAGCAGATCAGCATTTTGCCAACCTGCCTGCACCTGCGCGCTCACATAATTTGTTATTTTTATTCGCGTCTGGCAATGCCCCTCCCACGGGACGATCCCTTTAGGCACGCGGGGAATAGGGATTACCCCATGTATCGCGCCGAGCAGATCGTTTCTACATTGCCAATCGTTGAATTGTTAAAGTGCTGTCTTGCCGTCTTGCTAGTAGGCTGTTACGGAGTCGAACCGCTTTTTACCTGTCAGCCTGTTCTTGGCAACCCTGTGGGTCAGCCTATAAATCTTCCGGTCGTATCGGTGCGCCCTGGCTATGCATCAACCAGGCTATTCGTTCCAGCGCCCGCAGGGCTTTGGTTTCCCTGCGCTGGCGTTCGCTCTCGGTCATGGCTCTTTCACCGTCAACAACCACCGAAAGCGCCTTCATGCCTTCCATCGCCAGCACCGCCGCCTGATTTCTGGCCGCGCACGCCACACTGGGCCAGCGCTTGGGAGCGTCACTCATCTCGCACCATCTTCTGGCCAGCAGCCCGGGCCCGCACGTAGCGCACGATCGACCCGACCACCATTGGCAATCCGCTGAAAGCGAAACCGATCAGCACGATGCCCGCTGCCTGCCAGCCCACCAGGAACCCGCAGGCCAAAACCGTCACACCTACACCCGCCGCAACCATCAAGCTCGTGAAACCCTCGATGTATTTGTGGTGCTCCATGTGCTCAATAACTGCGTTGTAGAGCACACCAAACAGCGTCAAAGCGAAATAAACGGCTAAGTAGGGGCTGAAATCAGGCTGAATACTCATTTGCTGTTCTCCTGTGATACGCTGATCTCATGAACTTGACCCGCGCACCACCAACCAATTACCCAAGCTTGGACCCGCGCCACTGATGTTGGTGTCGAAAGTCCATCACCGCGTCGTACCCCGGACCCTTCTCAGCCTGCGCCTTTGCCTTCGCCACGACCGCGTCAATCCGGGCTTGCAAAGCGGCTTCGTTCTCAGCAGCAGTTAACTTGCCCTTGCGGGCATTTGCCGCTTTCACTTCCGGGTCGCTCTTGTTGTATTTATCGAAGCTCATGCCATCACTGCCTGACACATAACACCTGGAACCTGACACGCCACCAGCCGCGCATCAACAAAAGCCTTGGCTTCGCTCTTGTTGGCAAACTCAGCCCCGACCTTGCCACCCAGCCAGCTGGGGAACATCACCACCTGCCCACTTGCCAGCGTGTGGATGGCCTCGCCGCGGTACACGAACCCGGTTGCAACGCACATGTTCTCGTTCACGCCATCACCTCGAGCACCTTCACGTCTTCAAGTTTCACTTCCACATCCGGCCCAAACGCCGCCTGCATCCGTTGCTCAGCCATCAGCCGCGCCTCGCGCTGGGCCTTGAAGCGCGTAAGCGCATCGGTCAAAATCTGGATCTGTTTCAAAGTCAAATGCATGGCCTTCTCTCCTGTTTTACTGACCCACTATAGCGTGGGAAACAGAGGCAAATCGTGAAGCAAGCGTGACATGGCTCTCAAGCGCCCGCTTCCATTTCGAAATCAACATAGACCGGCTCGCTGTGATTCACGTATTCAGCCACCGGCACACCGTTTTGAAATTTCACTTCCTGTTGATCGGTCAGGCCAGCCATGCTCAACATTTCCCCCAGGGCTGCCGGGCCATAAGCCAGGGCAAAGCGCCCAATCGCTTCAACCGTCACGGGCTGTTTGCCGCGCAAGATCGTCCAGGCATTGGTGTATTGATAACCAAGCGCATCGGCAAAATTGCGAATGCTGGCGTTCTGTGTCACCCAGGCATTCATTCCGCGCTTAAGGTCAAATTGCAATTCAGTCATCTGCGTTCTCCCGTTTATCGTTGTTTGACTACAGTATGTCGTCATCTGACAACATAATACAACCAAAATAATACAATGTCAATAGCTGACGACAAATTGAATAGCAGTTGCGCTACAACTTTGTGACAAAATGTATGCACTTATGGACTTTAGCGATTGGCTTTTGGAACAAATGAATTTGCGCAACTGGTCGCAAGCGGATCTGTCGAGAATGTCTGGTTTAACTCGGCAGTCTGTGAGTGATTATGTAAACAGGCGCAGAACTAATCCTGATTCGGCTGCACTCGTTGCGATAGCAAAAGCGCTTGGTTTGTCCCCTGTTAGTGTTTTTCGTAAAGCTGGGTTATTACCTGAAGCCCCAGCAGAGCAAGATCGATTTGAAGACTGGGAATACTTGCTTGGAGAATTGCCCACCGAAGAACAGGCAGAATTGCGCCAAATTGCCTTGATGAAGATCGAACGCCGCAAAACAGCCGAAGCCGCCGCCCGCGCAGCCAACTTCAAACCAGGTAAGCAAAATGGCTGATTATGCCTATTGGCTATCTTTTGATATTCCAAAGGTTGGAAGAATTGCAAGTTACTTCACCAATGCAGCTCCCCCCGGCATTGGTGAAAGAATATCGTTATTGAGATTTAAAGAATACGCATTTAAGCCCGAGCTGATCATTAGCGATATTTACAGGGTTACTGATGTTCTGCATAGCCCACGCGACATTAGCGAAGCGCCTTATGCAGATGCTCCTCAATCCGAAATAGATTTTGTAATTATTACAATTGAGCCTCTTGAATGAAAACTTGGCGACAAATTTACAACATGGCCACCCAAGATGAACGCGAAGAGATCACCATCCTTTTGCTTGCGCGCCTCGAATCATGTCGGCGTAAAGCTGCCAGGCAGCGTAGGTATCAAGACACCATTCGCCTATTGCCATACCCGCTGATTAACCGCCGCGCTGCACCCCGTTACCATGAGATCGGCGACCAGCGCAATCCGCAATCGCAAAAATATCACCGCTGGCTGATGCTCTACCTGCCTTTGCTGGCCCTGCAATTCTTGCTGATTCCGTTTTTGCCCGTTCACCCCAGCAGCATCATCGTGGCTTGGACCGTCACAATCTTGGCTGCTGTTACCTTTGTTGGCTTTTTCCCGCTTCGCATGGGAATGTCAAAATCAGAAAAACATAGATCTCCGCCCGTCTCATACGTGTGAGAAAGAAAAACCGAATGGCAAAACATAAAGCACCAACCCCCAAACCACATGGAATTACCCAGGTGGAGATAAATCGGATGCTGGCCCAGGCCGATGATGAATCTGTCTCGCCGCCGATATTTTCTAACCAGGTGCAAATCTCCATATCCTCCGAAGAAGTGGTATTAGATTTCTATCGCGCCGGGCCCGCCCGTGGTCAAATAGAGAAATCGCCGCATATGGCTTTTGTACAGCGAATTATCATGCCTCCCAGCGCAGCTGCTATGTTTGCAGACGTGTTCGCAGGGTTAATAAAAACAGCAAAATCAGATACTTCAAATAGCCCAGATACATCCTTATGACCACCGCTACTACACCCACTTATCTCGAAACAACGCGCGCTGCCAATGCGATGGCAGCTTATTTCGGCGCATCCTACCGGCAGTCTGACAGATTGAGCGCCATCAATCCTGGTTTTCGCCAGGCCGTTAGTGCTACAATTGGTGTAATAATTGCATCTGCATCATCAGGAAATGCGGTAATGAACACACCAAGCTCAAAAAAGACTCTGCGCTACACCAGTGACCCCGTGTTGCTATCCATGAGCGACGATGAATACATCGCAGCTCTTGAAGCATTGGGTGGATCAGCGCCAGACGACAATCTCGAAGAGTCTATCGAAGCCCTGAACGCAATTTTGAACAAAGACTTGGAAAAAATCTACAATGTGGTCAGCGACCCCGACACACATCCTTGATTCCAATTTATTCATCGATCACGTTAAGTCAAACGATGATGGTGCCAAGAAAATATTGATTCAGGCTGGCAAGGGAGAAATATTCGCCAGCATTTCGGCATATACCAAATTTGAGCTTTGGCAAGGCATTGCCAACCGGGATGCCAGAAGAAAATATGAGTGGGCAACTTCTCCTTGCAGGGTAATCATTATTGACGATCAAATAGCAACTCGCGCAGCAGAGCTATTTCACAAATATAGGGGAAACGGGCCATCCCCTGGCGATGTCATCCTGGCTGCCACTGCTGAAAAATACGACCTTATCATTTACACCCGCGACAACGATTTTCAGCTTCTTGCTCAAGATGCTCGGATAACCGTCCGCCCATACTGATCGCGCGTATCCCACTGCCGTGGCCCACAGCACTGATTAAATAACCTTTGTTGGCTTCTTCCCGCTTCGCACGGGAATGTCAAAACCCGAAAACGCGCTGTAAGGCTCTAAAACGGCTCCGTCCATATCAACCAGCCCACAGCGCCAAAAATCGCAGCCTACTCCCTGTTTTTGGGCAAATTCGGCCATTCTAGAACGTTTGTGCGTTCTGGTCTGGTCAGGTATTCGCCACAATCGAAATAATCCCCATTTTCCTCATACGTGTGAGAAAAAACGAATGGCCTTCCTGCTCAACACCCTCTGCGTTTGGATTGGGCTTTTATTGCTCACGTTGCCCGCTTGCCTGTCAATTTCTGATTTCGTGCCCACCTCCGCCCGCAGCCTGGCCAATTGGGTTGTCACCGTCTTGTTGATCGCCCTGTCACTTACAGCCTTATCTGCATAACTCCATGAGTAAACCCATTCGCCACGCCATCTGGGCCGCCGTCTCAACCGCCGAGCAGGCCGAAGAAGACCGCTACTCGCTCGAAACCCAAGAGCAGGTTTCGCGCTCTGTTGCCAAATCGAAAAACTGGGTCGAGAGCGCTGGCCCCTACATCGTGCCAGGTGAAAGCCGCACCAAATACATCAACCTGTCCGATGCCGAGCGCGAGATACCCGCCCTGCGCCAAATGCTCGACGATGCCAAAGCCGGCAAGTTCGATGTCATCATCTGCTATGAGTATGACCGCTTTCGTGAGCTGCTCGACCCCGTTGCCCGCACCCTGGCCCACTACGGCGTCCAGATCTTCAGCGTCAACCAGCCGCTCGAATTGCAAGACCCCGCCACCTTCACCCCCTACTCATCCGATGCTGAGTTCATCCTGCGCGGCATGAATCAGATCATCTCGCGTGCCGCCGTCGCCAACCTGCGCCGCAAATACCTGAGCGAAATGCCCAAGCGCGTCACCCAAAAAGGCCTGCCTGCTGCAAACATGCCCTGGGGTTACCGCAAGCCCGCCGGTCAAGAAACCGTCGCCGATGCCATTCCCGAGCTGATCCCCGAGATTGTGCCCATCCTGCACATGATGAAAGACATGATCCTGGCTGGCCAGTCCAGTTACCAGGTCAAAGACAAGCTCGAACAGATGCAAGTGCCCATCCCTAAAAAACGCCTGCGCCTCGGCGACAAATCACGCACCGAATGGGACCCCACAACCATCGTCCGCATTTTGCGCAACCCGTTCTATGCTGGCCGGGTGCGCTGGGGTGTCACCAAAACCCATCGAGATCTGCGTACCGGCACCAGGCGCGTGATCGACCAGACCTCCGATAAAATACTGACCGGCCCCGGCAAACATCAGCCCGTCTGGGATTGGGATACCCACCTCGCTATTTTGGCGGAATTGGACCGTCGCCGCCCTTGGCTGCGTGGCCACGTTACCCGTCAGTTGTCGGCCCTATTGCGCTGCTCCGTTTGTGGCGCCACGCTCTGGCGTCACTCGCTCCGAGAAAAGCGCCCGCCCGATGAGCGCATCATTGCCTGGCGCTGCTCAGTCGGCCACGCCTCCCACATGGTACAAACCAATGATGATATGCTCGAAAAAGTTGCCGCCAAGTTTACAGAGATCATCAGCGCCAATGCCCAGGAAACCGAAAGCATCCAAACCCACGAAACTGAGCTGGCAGATCTGCGCAAACGCCGCGCCCGCATTGGCGATGGCTTTGAAGGCGGCCTGTTCGATCTCGAAGAGTTCTCGCAGCGCGTTGCCAGCATCAATGAAAAGATCAAAGCCCTCGAAACCATCGACCGTGAAATGAGCCGCACCATCGGCGACAACAAAGCCCGCCAGGCCGCGCTCGAAGCCCTGCGCGCCATCGCCGCCGAAGTCGGCCTGCTCACCTGGATGCGCGAAGCCGATCACCAGGAAGTCAACAAGACTCTCAGCTATATCGTCAGCCACTTTGTGATAGACCCCCAGGGAAACATCATCGAAACCGTCATAAAATAA